AGAACAAAGTAAGAAAGGTTTAATAGACGGATTAAAAAGTTTAGATACAGCTACTCTTGCGTCAACCGCAGCAGTAACTGGATTATTAGGAGGAGTACTAGGAAATACTAAAGCAGGAGAAGCGCTGCAAAAAGTAAGCATGGCATTACAGGCAGTAATTCTCGCACAAACTATTTGGGACAAATTTATTCAACCGATGCAGAGTGCAAATACTGCAGCAAATACTGCAGCTTTGGCCGCTAATACGGTAGCTTTAACGGCTTCTTCTGCTTTTGGTTTTGCAAGAACAGGAGGCGTATTCTCAGGCGGAGCCAAAGTCAAGGGGTACTCAGAAGGTGGTGTAGCAAGCGGAAGACAGGGAGGTTATCCTGCACTTCTTCACGGCACAGAAGCAGTAGTGCCACTCCCAAATGGAAGATCTATTCCTGTTGAGATGTCTTCCGTTGGCAGTGGCGGAGGTATGCAAGAGAATAATGTAAGTGTGAATGTTGTAATGAATGGAGAAGGTAATGCAGAGTCAACAAATTCTAAAGCGGATAGTGCAGAAGCTGCTTCAATGGGTAAGAAAATTGCTGCAGCCGTTCAAAATGAAATTCGCAATCAAAAGAGATCGGGCGGAATGCTTAGTCCGTACGGAGTAGCATAATGTCAACTTTTTATATTCAAGTTACGAATACAGGACTATCCGCTTCCGCTTCTGATAAGTTAGAAGTCTTTGGAACTAATAATGGCGGAGAAACCGCAGATATTGGATTTGATAGAGGAATAAATAGACAAACTAGGCATAATGTATTAGTTGCTAAGTTTGGAGATGGATATGAGCAAAGAGTAGGGGATGGAATAAATACAAAGCAAGAAACCTTTGCTGTAGTATTTTCAAATAGAACTACTGCCGAAATAAATGTCTTATCCTCCTGGGTGGATTCCAAAATCGGAGATAATTTTAGTATAGTAGTGGCGGGTACGAGCGTAAAAGTGGCCTGTGAAGAATATACTATTCAATATGTAAATACTAATGTACAGACTCTAAATGCAACCTTTAGAAGAGTTTATGAACCATGACAGATATAATTGATACAGTACAAGTTCAAAGTGTAGCAGATTCTTTAATTAATCTTTTTGAAATTACATTAAAGGGTCAAACTACTCCGCTTGTTTACGCTACATCAGGGCTTGATGAAAACTCAAAAAATATTTATTTTCCTACCACGGACGGTACTTCCTTGGAGGAATATATTGCAATGCCGATAGGTATTTCTGAGATTAGTCTTTCAGCAGACGGTCCACAGAATAGACCTACTCTTACTATGGGAAATCTTATAACTTTAGGAAGAACTTTAGTAAGTAATGCAGACGGAGACTCTGATGAGACAACCTGGAGTAAAATATTAGAGGCAAATAATATTGTAAAACCTGAAGATATGATAGGGTCTACCGTAATACATAGAAGAACTTTATTAAAGAAAACTTATAGAGAAACTGATGTAGCGGGGTGGACTACTACTCTACCTAATGAGTTTCCTTCTATGAAGTATATTATTGACCGTTTGAGTACAGAAACGGCAATGGCTGTAGCCTATGAACTAGCTTCTCCTTTCGACTTAGAAGGTGTAAAGGTTCCAGGAAGAATCGTAGTAGGGAAATACTGTCCTTGGAAATATCAAGGAATAGCTATTGATGGTTTAAATGGTGGATCTGGGTGTAGCTGGGGCTTTACAACAGCTCAAGGTTCTTTTTATGATATTAACGATAATTTAATAACTAACAATATTAGTAGTATACCCACTTATTCTGCGGCATCTTCATACTCAGTTGGAAATAAGGTTAAAACTCTTACAACAGTAGGCTCAGATAGTTGGGTAAGAATTTATGAGTGTTTAAAAGCGGTATCAGTTGCTGCTGACTATCCTCCAGAAACAAGTAGGTCTTATTGGACACGAATAGATGTTTGTGGTAAATTAATTTCTTCTTGTAAAGTTCGTTTCCATGGTACAGATGGAACCGGAGAAAGTTCTGGAAGCAGTATTAGACCATTACCTTTCGGAGGGTTCCCTGGAACTAGAAAGTTTAGGTGATAGACGAAATAAAAGAGCATTTTGAAAAAGAATACCCTCGAGAAGGTTGTGGTATAATAGGAATTGTAAAAGGAAAAAAGAAATGGTTTCCTTGTACTAATGTAGCAGAGAACGATGAAGATTTTATTCTATCTTCAAAAGATTATTTATTTGTAAAACAAAGAGCAGATATATACGCAATAGTACATAGCCATCCTGATGCTTCATCAGAAGCCTCAGAATCAGATATAAATAATTGTAATGCGTTAGGGATTCCATATTATATTTTTAGTTACCCAGAAATGGACTTAAATATAATAGAGCCCGAAGTAATTTTAAATCCTCTTATAGGAAGAGAGTATAAATTTGGAACTTCCGATTGCTTTGAGGCAATGAGAGATTATTTAGCTTCCAAAGATATAATTATACCTCATAGAGACTTATTTGAAGATAATTGGTGGGATAAAGGATTAGACTATTTTACAGAAGAAAATATAAAAAACTGGAATCATGTAAAAGTGTCCTCCCCACAAGAGAATGATGTTTTAATTTTTAAAGTACATTCATTAGTAGCAAATCATTGCGGAGTGTATATAAAAGATGATATATTTTTTCATCATGCCGTAAATAGATTATCTTGCAGAGAATCATTGTACCCTTTATGGGCAGAACACTTAGTAGGAATTTATAGATATGAAACGTAAAGTATACTTAGACGGAGAACTGGGAGAAAAATACGGGAATTCTTTTACCATAGAAGCTAATAGCTTTCAGGATGTGGTGAAATGCCTTGACTGTAATTTTCCTGATTTTAGAGAATATCTTATAGATTGCGAAAAGAAAGGAATTGGATTTATTTGTGAAGTAGGTTCTCAGCCAATAGAACAAGATGAAGAACTATTAATGAAATTTGGGGAAGGAGATATGTATATCTCTCCTCAACCTGCAGGTTCTAAAGGCGCACTAAAAATTGTAGCAGCAATTTTTTTAGTTGTGTTAATAATTATTAACCCGGCTATGCTACCGATGATTGCTAATGGTTCTTTAACAACTGCAGGATTGATGGTAGCGGGTTTAGCAGTTAGCTTAGCTATCGCAGGTTTGGCTGAGTTGATGGCTCCTGATCCAGCTACCGACCAAGGGTTTACTCAAGATAATAGCTACTTATTTCAAGGAAGTGCTCAGACTATTATAGAAGGAGATCCTGTTCCAGTATTATACGGACAACTTCGAGTCCCTGGAAAGTTAATAAGTTTTGATATAGAAAATGCAAATGGCTATAGGCAGAATTACGGAACTGGTACTTATGGTTCTGCGCAAGGTACGGATGCGGGGGGAAGTGCAGCTACTTCGGCAGCACTAAATTTACCGGCAGCAACTACGGTTAATCCTCAAAACCCAGGACAAACAAGCTTTATAGCAGCAGCAAAAGAAAACTACGGATTAGGAACGCAGTTTACACAAGAGGCGCCATAAATGGATTTTCAAGGAAATATTAACGTAAGCGTAGGTTCTGGGAATACTAGTACTTCTGGGCAATACTCTACCTCTCAAAATATACAAATGGTTGAAAGCATATGTGAAGGCCCTATTAGGGGTCTGCGCTATGGTCCTGCTTCTGTATTTTTTAATAATGTTCGAGCAAAAGAAATTTCCCAGTCTTATTTTCAGGATAACAATAACGGAGATTTTTATCAATCAGTAGGAACTATTACTTTTTCTGGAAGTAGTAAAACTGGTACTACCAGTATCACAGTTCCGTCCATATATCATAAGGACTATTCTGACTCAAATAATTTTAGGTATCTACACTTAAAAACCGGGCTGGGTACTTATATAACTATTACATCTCAAGCCAGTTATAGTAGTGAGTTTATAACTACCACAACCGCTACTCTATCTAGTTCCGATTTTGATGGTACTTTTGCATCTACTTATATAAATGCCGATAATCCTGCTGCAGGCACTAACTTTACTCTTACCTATAATGGCATCACTGTAGCAGGGTATTTAGTAGATAATGCAGACGGAACAGCCTCCTTTACTTATTACAATACAGCTATTCTTCCAACCGGAGCAACTATTAACTATGGAGGCGTTGCTCTTGTTAGTTTCTTAATTGAAGAAATTACAGCTACTACTATTACAGTTAAAAATTCTGCTGGTAATCCAGATTCTGGAACTTATGACTTTTTTATAAGCGCAGAAGCTCAATTAGACCCGGGTTCTATTGCTGCAGGTGACGTTATTGGTTCTGATACGCCTTCCAAAACCTCAGGATACGATATACAGTTTAGAAACGGAAGTGTTATACAAAATGAAATAAATACCTGGAAAGGAGTAGGCGGAGGAGTTTCTATACCTGCATCCACTGCAGTTACTCCAAGTAATCTTAAGCAATTACAGTCCAGTGTTGCTAGTACTGAAGGAATAACTTTAAAATCTACCTCAAGATATTTAGATGGAGGAAGTAATGCTGCAGACGGCAACTCTGCTGCTACTTTTATTGATTCTACTAATTTTGCTAATCCCGATATAATCAGACAGCAAGCTAAGCTAATTAAGTGGGAAATTAAATATCCCAGATTACAAACTGTAAATGCTAAAGACGGAGAGAATCTAAGTAATACTGCAATTTACAGTATGGATATAAGATTCAAAAAGGCAAGTAATCCTTCTGTTTGGACTAGCTGGACTTCTATTTTCGGCCAAGTAGTACATACTGCAAATTTTAGCGCAGCAGTATCTTGGCAGCATGCAGTAAATCTTGATCTGTACAGACAAAAAGAACCTTTTGTAGATTTTCAAATCCGTATAGCTCGTCTTACAAGACATATTGGAGCAGGTGTTACTAGTAGTGGTAGTGATTATTCTGATGGTGATATAGACCAGTACAAACAAGGGGATAGTACTTCTCAAATACTGAATGTAAGTGCTGAATTAAAAGATTCTTTTTATTATCCTTTTACTGCCCATGCTGCCATATCGTTTAATTCTAATAAATTTTCTTCTGTACCGAAAACAAGTTATGAACTTCAAGGTAAATTAGTACGTATACCTTCATCTTATACCCCTAGAGAATACAATAGCGGGGTCGCAAGTTACGAACCCTTCTGGGACGGTACTTTTAGAGAGGAGTTATATTATACAGATAACCCTGCTTGGGTTTTTCTCGATATGGTTACAAACAAGAGATATGGTTTAGGTGAGCATGTCTCTTTAGACGATATTGATAAATATGCTTTATATAGAATTTCTAGGTATTGCGATGAGCTTGTAGATGACGGTAACGGAGGAACTGAACCTCGTTTTAGAGCAAATATATTTCTAACTAAAGCTACTGATGCATATAAAGTTTTAAAAGATATGGCTACTACCTTCGGTAGTATTCTGTATTGGATGGACGGTAAAATGACGCCGGTTCTTGATGCTCCTGGCGATCCTGTGTATAATTTTACTAAGGGTAATGTAATTGGGGGCACTTTTCAATATGAAAGTGCTGGAGAAAAAACAAAAGCAAACCAAGTAATTGTAACTTGGAATGACCCTAATCTTAACTATGCTCCTACTCCTTTAGTAGTTGAAGATAGAGCAGCCATTTTATCAGATGGAAAAATCAATAGTATTCAAGCAGTAGCTTTTGGGGCTACTTCTGAAGGACAAGCATTACGTTACGGTAGATGGAAACTTTGGACTGCCCAGAATCAGACTGAAATTGTAAATTTTGCTACTTCATTAGCCGCTAGCTATCTTCGTCCTGGGGACATTATAACGGTACAAGACGCAGATCGTTATGGAGAAATGTTAAGTGGACGAGTGAGTTCTTGTACTAGTACTACTTTGACTTTAGACAGAAATGTAACTTTATACGAAGGTACTTATACTTTAAATGTACTTTCAACAGAACCTGCTGCATATAATGCAGGTAATGCTATTACTATTGTAGATGATCTATCCGTAAGTACTAACTATGCTAGAGGAGACCTAATAGAAGAAGCATGGGTTAAATTATCAGGAGTCTGGACCTATACTACTATAGATACGGAAGAAAAAGCTTCTAATGCCTGGACAGAAACAGGAGATGGAGTAGGAGAGCCTATAGTTATAAACTGGAAGCCTTATACTCATGTAAAAGAATACACTGTAAATTCCGCCTTAGTCGATGGAAATCCTCGTAATACTCTTACTTTGCAAGGTGGAGCTAATTTTGATACTCCTCTTCCTTCGGCAGAAAGTGTATGGGCTCTTAAGCAAGTCTATGAAGGGGTAAATACAGTATACTCCGCAAAAGATTATAGAATAATTTCTATTGCTCAGACGGAAGAAAATATATACAGAATAATCGCCGCTGAGCACTATAACTCTAAATTCAATGCAGTTGATATTGATTATGCTCTTGGGTATGTTCCCAATGAAGTATATTCACCTGAGCCTGATACAATTCCTACCGTAGCAGGGGTAGCCGTAGAAGCCAGCCCAATTTCTCAGAGTGATTTAAAAGTATATTGGGAACCTCCTACAGATTTTGAATATGTTAGTGGCTATGTTATACACCATAATGTTCCTGCCTCTGCAGGTAGATTTTTTGAGATACCGAACCCTGTAAGAAGGCGTTCCAATCAAACATCTTTTTCTATTCAGAATTTGCCCCCAGGTATTTACTATTTTCAAATATCTGTAGAGAGTACTAGAGGAAATACGGGTCCAGCCAAAACAGCTTATTATGAGGTTAGAGAAACCGCTAATCCAGATGTTCCTACTATTAATTATATATCTAAAGGTTTAACCGCTAATAGTAGTCTAATTATAGATGATGGTATAGATAACAGAGGTCTTATTAGATTTGACTCAGACGCTGTTACTTTTGCTCCCCCTCAAAATCCTGGTGTAACAACAAGCAACGATCCTACTAATGAACTAACTTATTCGGTAGATGCTAAAGTTCTAGAAGGTACTAGATATTTAACTACTTCTACTTCCAGTAATACGATTGGAACGGGGAGTAAAACCTTTACAGTAGGTTCTGGGCTTCCTTATGTTGCGGATAAACCTGTATATATTTATAGAACTGCTAACGGTACTGTAAATATGACAGGAACCGTCACTTCATATAGTGGCACTACTCTTGTTGTTAATATTACTTCTACCAATGGAAGCGGAACATTTACAGATTGGACTATTAATGCTCTTGGATACTCGGAGTATAATTTACCGCGAGGAGTAGTAGAATATACCGGTAAGCCATATGGACCAGGAGGACCAGTCACTAATCCTCTCGCATATGTCTTAATAGACTATAGTAGACTAGGCAGTAATAGTTTAGAGGCAGTTAGGTTAATTGCTAGGCAGCTAGTAGGAAAGCCAGGAAAAGCTCAATATATATGGTTTGATCTAAATGATTTTGCAGCAGATGAAAATAGTATTTGGACAAGTGTAACAGGTACTGTAACGCTACTCAATGGTGAAACTGAAGTAAAAGGTTCCGGAACGTCATTTCTTTCTGAATTAAATCCTGGTAATGTTTTAAAACTAGATGCTAATAACTATGTAAGAGTAGCTTACGTTAAGAACGATACTACTTTATATATTAATACTCCTGCGGATAATAATTATGTAGGAGTAAGCATTCAACAGGACACACTAGATGTAGACTACAGAGAAGATACTATTATTGGAGCGGTAAGTTATAGTTCTTCCGGAGATTCTTATCAATTAACAAGCTGGGTAAATCTAGACCCCAACTTACAAACTTCAAAAGCACTTTTTATTGATTGTGATACACGAGAGTTATATTACACTTCCGCAAATGTCCCAGATCAGCAGCCTGATAGTATATCTATTAGGGCTTATGCTATAGGCTATACAGACCCTAAATTTACTGTATCTTGGTCTTCTTCTGATCTTACAGGAGGGGGTCCTTCAGACTATAATTTACAAGATCCTAATTATCCTGCAAGCACCCCTGCTGGCGTTGCCAAAACTCAGTATGAAAAAGTAATTTTTGATTCAGGAAGCTCTAACACTCCTATTGCTTATGGGACCGGTAACGATATAACGGTAACGGTAACAGTTTATGAAGGAAATGACCGAAGAAATACTTCCAAGTGGAGATCAGAAGTCTGGACAATTAGAAAGCTTAAGAAAGGAGCTGCCGGTACTAATGGAATTGTTGTAAATTTAACAGCAGACGATTATACTATTCAGTATGATGCAGGTGGAAGTAACCCAAGCCCTCCTACAAGTATTACTTTAACTGCAACTGCTCAAAACGTAAACGATGCCTGGTTTAAATTTACGGGCGACGGCATCACAGATGAGACAAGCTTTACTGATGGAACTAGTCAATTCCAGGATACTTTTACTTTTCCAGTTCCCTCAAGTCATTTTACAAGTCCACAATCTATACGAGTAGGAGTATCTGATGGAGATCAAAACGAATTAGCTTTTGATACTATTACTATTGCGGCGATTAAAGAAGGTGCCGGAGGTGTACAAGTATACAATACAAACCAGGCCACTGCCGTACCTACAGATTTTGGTGACACAAACGGTACTACAGGAGACTATTCCTCTACACCGACACAAATAGAAGTTTATAAAGCAGGAGTACAGATAACTAACGTAGCAAGTAATCCAGGTGCTGGAGAATTTACTGTATCTGTTAATACACAGACTAATATTACTGCAAATAATACTTCTGCTACAATAGGTGGCGGTCCTAATAATAAATCTTATGTATCCGGACAAGCAAGTGCTTTAACAGCAAGCACTGGTAGTATTGTGTGGGAAATTAATGTAGAAGGAACAGATACTTACTATAGTACTCAGACTTTTTCTAAAACTCCTCAAGGTGATGTAGGTGCTCAAGGTGCTAAAGGTCCTATCGGTCCGGTGGGTGCTCAAGGTGCTAAGGGTGATGCGGGAGCAAGACTGGCAGAAATAACTATTTATGCTTTAGTAAACCTCGCTTCTAGCTATAGTGCTCCTGCTGCTCCTACAACTAGTAGCTACAGTTTTGCCACAGATACTTTAACTATTAGTGACGCAAATACCCCATGGTCTACTACCTTACCAAACGTTTCTGATAACAATTTAATTTATTATCGTAAAATAGTTTTAAATAGTGCTAGTTATACTAATGGTAGTAACATCACTAATTGGGGAGGTTCAGGAGTATATCTGCAAGGTACCCCCACTGTTGAATACGCTTTTATACGAAGTGCTAGTACTCCTACAGGTAATTGGCCCCAAACTACTACTTTTGGTTCTTTGCCTACGGGCTTTTCAAATGATCCGGATATTTCTGGAACAGATCCTATTTGGCAAACAGTAGGCACGTATACCTGGGCAAGTAACCAATACTCTTGGACTTTACCAGTACAAATCGAAGGTACTGAAGGTGCTCAAGGTCCTATTGGTCCGGTGGGTGCTCAGGGTCCTATCGGTCCAGTGGGTGCTCAAGGTGCTGAGGGTGCTCAAGGTGCTAAGGGTGATGCGGGAGCTACATTAGCCGAGCTAACTATTTACTCTAGAGTTAATCTGGGTGCTTCATATTCAGCTCCTGCTAAACCTACTGGCAGTACTTATAGTTTTGCTACCGGTGTTCTTACTGTTAATGATTCTAACTGGACAGAAACCCCGCCAGATAATAATGCGGGTACTGTTACTTTTACATATAAAGTAGTTCTAAATAGTAGTAGTTATACTAATGGTAGTACTATTACCTGGCCTGGGTCTGCAGGTGTCGTTTATAGAGGAATAGCAACTACAGAATATATCTTTATACGAAGTGCTAGTACTCCTACAGGTACCTGGCCTCAAAATATTGCTTATGGTAGTCTGCCTAGTGGCGGTTGGAGTAATGACCCCGATATTTCTGGAACAGATCCTATTTGGCAGTCTATAGGTACATATAACTACGGTACTAATCAATATTCTTGGGCTTTACCAGTACAAATCGAAGGTACTGAAGGTGCTCAAGGTCCTATCGGTCCTGTAGGTGCTCAAGGTCCTATCGGTCCAGTGGGTGCTCAAGGTGCTGAGGGTGCTCAAGGTGCTAAGGGTGATGCAGGAGCTACATTAGCCGAGCTAACTATTTACTCTAGAGTTAATCTGGGTGCTTCATATTCA